ATGGTTTAGACTTTGGAGTAGGCTTTGGAGTAGCTTTTGGAGTAGGCTTTGGAGTAGCTTTTAAAGTAGGTTTTGGAGTAGACTTCCCACTAACAACAGGTTTAGTTTTTCCCTTAACAACAGGTTTAGACTTCCCACTAACAGTAGGTTTAGTTTTTCCCTTAACAACAGGTTTAGACTTCCCACTAACAGTAGGTTTAGTTTTTCCCTTAACAATAGGTTTAGCTTTTCTTCTGCTTCCTGGTTTTCCTCTAGGTGGCATTTTAGTTTCCTCCGTTAATTGTGTTATCACCGCCAGCAGGAGAAGCATTCATCTCCATGTCGTCACGGCGTGTTCTACGTGATTGGTTACGCAGTCCTTCAACTGCATTTTGATATTGTTGTTCGTAAACTGGTGTTACGCTAAAGTTCTTCATAAAGTTGGTAGCTTCAATCATGCAGCCATAAAACAAGGCATCATAACAAAAGTCTGAGTAATAATTGTTTTGATTGGTGCTGGTCAAAGCAGATGGTTTAACGACATAGACAAGCTCACCACTGTAAGTAGTGCTTGCAGTAGGAGCGAAAACAATGTTGGTATTTGTTTTTCTTGCATAGTACTTTGGTGTTCCTGTGCTGGCGCTTACAGGCCAGTAGTCGTTAATAAATTCATCTGTTCTTTGTAGTAATCCAATCTTACTTCCCGATTCTTTAATGTGAATATTTTTTATAACACGTGTGTTATCAGGAAGGGTAAATGTATTTGTATCCGATGTAAGGGTAATAGACGTAGCAGTAACTAAGCCATAATCATCCAAAGCTTTAGTTAGTCGTTCTTCAACACGATTAACCATCTGTGGAATATAAGCTACAAACTCAGAACCATCGTTCTCAGTTGCGCCTATAATATCATTTACAAGATATGTATAATTAGCCATAATAAATTGTTACCGTTGATGCAGTTGTAGGACACTCGACAACTACTGGGCCGCCCATGCGAACACCTGTGTCTGTAAGGTATGCTTCCGTTACATCTGAATTAGTTGTATTTGTGAATTTAATAATACCACCATTAGAGTTTCCAAAAGCATCTACAGATGTTCCAGTGATAATAAACTCACCTACACCTTGTGCATGTACCCCTCTAATTCTAGTATCGGTTAGCGTAACGCCGCTTACAGTGTCTACTGCTGTATTGACTAGCGTAGTATTGCAGGTAACGTATGCTACTCTAAGATTTGCCGACATGTTGTTTGCTCCTATGTAAAAACTATAATAGCTATATTATACTAAAAAAGGGCGCAGGATACAACTCCCACGCCCTTCTATTTTTAGTCTATAGCTAAACTAATGCTTATGCACCAGCGTTACCATAGAAACCTCTCCAGTCTGACCAACCAAAGCTATAACGCTCACGAGCTTTAAAGCGAAGGTTACCAGTGTCGAAGTCTGGCTCCATTTTAGTCTGAAGCGGTGAACGTACGAACATTTTCGCACCATTCGGGCAATCAGTCTTGATGAAGAAAGCATTCGTATCGGTGAAGCGGCGGTTTACATAGAAGCCACCAGGTACTAGACCTTGGTTACGGATGCTGTTGATGTCATTCACGTTTGTTACACCTGAATCAGAAACGATTGTGGTGGACAAGGCAGAGTTCAGAATCTGGTCTGCAGTGAATGCGAGGTCTGATGGAATGTGCAGGCTTTCGGCTTGCGCACCAATCAGGATACCACGGTCATCTTTTGTTTTAGAAATTGCAATCAATGCAGTTTCCAGTGAGGCTTCCGAAAGGTCGGCAGCGGAAAGCAGGTTGCTTTGGTCGCCATCGCCAATCGTAGCGTGTGATGCAGAGAACAACGGGTCACCGTCACCACCAGCGTAAGAAGCGTTAAAGCCGTTATTGAAAACGTCAGCAGCTTTTACCTGTTTGGTGTTTGCCATCGCACGGGCCAGACCTTTGGCACGTAGTTTAGCAAATGTGTCATACAGATTGTCTTCCATAGCTTCTTCTGTGATGGCGAAGCCAAGAGCAACAGTCTCGTGTGTGTAACGAGCAGTGTAGCTTTCTTGAGCGTCATCATAAGACACAGCAGCGCCTTCACCTTTAACAGGTGCAGTGCCGAAGCCAGTGAAAAGAACTTCTTCTTCAAATGCACGGTCTGAGTTTTCAACGTCAAACAACGGTGCATGTTCGTCAGATACTTCTCCATACTCAACGCCGAATACAGCGTTAAGACCTGGGAGAAGCTCTTTGGAAATACTTCCTCTATTAATAGCCATTCTTAATTATCTCCCTTAATTGGTTACCGTAACAGGTGTTGAAACCAGTACGTTAATGAAGTTTTGTTGGTTAGTGGCGTTCAGTTGAACTTCCATACGAGTGTATGGGTCACCAACTTCATTGCCAGGTTCGTCTACAATACCGACAACACGGAACAGGCCAGCAGCCGATGTACCCACGCTACCTGCAGTAGTCAAGGCGGTGATTGTTGAACGACCAGTGAACGAAGAACCAGCAGCAATGTTTGATGCGGCTACGTTTTTGCCAACAATACCAGCAGCAACAGTAGTGTCTGAGCTAATGATATATGTTTGGCTTGTGTCGTCATTTACGAATCCGACAGCATCAGTTGCTGATACGCCAGAATAATAAGGTTTAAAGTACTGCTCCCCGTCAGCTACATAACTGCAGCCTTGGAAAATACCGATTGGCATTTCAGTAGAGGTAACAAGTGGAACAAGTGAACCACCTGACAAGCGCACAGGAGTACCTGTGTACATTGCACTTGCGCCTGAAGCAATTGGGTACGAAGTTGCACCAGAGCTTTGAGGCGAGTTACCACGAACACGAGAAGGAGTCAAACCAGTAATTTGCTTAGTAGTCATATTATAAGTCTCCTTAAGTTGTGAAAAATGTGTACCAAGGCTGCAGTTCTATTAATTAATTTCTAATCAAAAGATGGTGTGCGACCTTTGGTTACGTTTGATTTACTTTGATTTCTTACAGGCATCTTGCGGTCTGAAGCATTCTCAAGTTGAGAGTTAACTGCGTCAACCATTTCAGCAGATGCGTTTTCAAAGTGACGTTGCCGTGATTCTGCACGTCTTGTGGGCATTTTGGCAAGGGCCAAGTCCCCACGGCAAACAGTACCAGAATAACGACCATCTTCTTTAACCATTGATGTATGTCCTAGTTCAGGTACTTCGTCCAGAGAAACAAATTCCCAGCCTTCGGCTAGTCTTTTCCCGACATTTGTGTAATCATCCTTGCCCTTAAGGGAGATTCGTATCCAACGTAATTTCATTCCTTGGTCACTAAATCTTTCTGTAACAAAGTTTGGAATATCTAAAAGGCTTGGTTCGACATAAACGTCATCGTTTTCTCTTGTATCCAGTTCACGACTCTGGGTTTCACGTGTTGTATTTCGTGCCATAAGTATATGTATCCTTTCGCAGCTATCGGTTGATTGTTGTATATTCGCCATCACCAGCTGATTCTACTTTCAGCTTTTCGGCAGCATACTGTTCAAGTGTAATTCCCCACTTTTGTGCGAGTCGTACGTCTTCTTGCGAGAGTTTAACTTTCTTATTAGACGGGGATGCTGCAGTGTGCGAAGCTCCAGCTACTACTTGAGAAGGCTGTGACGTAGCCTTCGTACGGGGTTTTTCGGCAGCAACCTCTTGGGTGTTGCCAAACTTTTGTGGAAAATTATCAGCCAGTCGCTTATCAATTTCCACATAAAAATCATCTTCTTCTGGGTCAAAACCTTCTTCTTTAAGTTGCGCATCAAGAACCAATGCAGCATTTGTAAGAATTATGTCTTGGTTAAACCAGTCATTACTAGCGGCCCACTGATATGCTTTAAGTCCATATCCATTATAGGTTTCGCCTGTTGGCTGTTGTTCTACAGGTTCTTCTTGAGCCTGCGGTACATACGCCTCATATTGTCTTTTAGCTTCTTCAAGACGAACAATGTCTTGCTGTGCATTATTTAAATACTCTTGTGCCTGTAAAATAATATCTGAGTCACCACTATCGATTGCTCTTTTATAAGAGTCTCTAGCAATAGCAAGCTTCTCATTGACTTGGGCCTCAGAACTTTGAAGGTTTGTTCCTACTGCATCAAGGTATTCTTTTTTCTGTTGTTGAAGCTCAAGCTGCATTTGCTTGTTTTGCTCAAGAAGTTTTTCAATCTCAGCTTCACGTTCTTTCTTTTGACCGACAAGCTGTCTAATTCTTTTCTGAGCGCCAGACGTTTCAATACCTTTTTCTTCTGGTACTTCTTCTTCTGTCTTAGCTTCTTCTACAATTTCATCAGTAGCCTGTTGCTCGACTTCTTCAACCTCAACTTCTGGTTGTTCTGTTTCTTCTACAACTTCTACTTTAGCTTCGGGTTCAGGGGCGGCTGCTTCAACAACTTCTTCTTCACCTTCAATCTCAAATTCAACTTTTTCTTGGGGGTCACCTTTATTAGGTGTAATAGTAGACCAATCAGTCTCTGCCATTTATATTCTCCTTGTTTAACGTCCACAGCGAATAAGACGAGTAACGCTGTTATGTGATATATTATATAGTATAAATTGTTGTGTCACAATAGCAACACATAAAATTATTTAACCTAAGTTAAATGTAGGGTCTAAATCTTTTGCATCTTCGACTACCATTTTAATAGCATCGTCAAAGATAAGTAAGAACTGGATACCTTTATACAAAAACTTATCGCCTGTATGCTTGCCGTAGCACACATAGTCCCCCTCCTTGCACCAAGCCTTACCATCGAACTTGTCGTCCTTGTAAGCTAGGTTACCTACTTTTACTACACGGCCCACTGTTGTAAGATAAGCCATGTCCTGTTTGGTTGAGTCAGGAAGAAGAATACCGCCCTTGGTTGTTTGCTTAACAGAGACAGGACGCACAAGAATGTGGTATCCTGGAATCTCTGGTAATACTTTTGGGTCAGCAACTTCTTCATTTGTAATCCATTCATCGTTCTTTAGTGAACTGGGTGCTGCTTGCATTTTTAGTCCTCTTCTATATACTTGTTGAGATAGTCTTTAATAAGACCTATTGATTTCTCAATCCCTGCTATCGTTCCAACTGTCTCACGATAACTAGCATAATCCGAAGCGGTCCCATACGCAAGCGAATTTTTTATTACTTCTATTTCTTTTTGTAGTTCTTTAACTAATTCTTCGTAAAGCATTAAGTAGCGCTACCTGTTTTTAGTAAGTCCATCAAAAGATTTGCGGTGGCTTTTGATTCTTCAAGCTCGTTTGCATCTTGAGCTTTCAGCAAGTCACCCAATAATTTCATTGCTTCAATAGCACGTTTGTTGCTGCGGTCCTCATCCTTCTGCATAGCAGTCATCTGAGCTTCGACACCTGCTTCCTGTGCATCAATAAAGATTTTTTGTTCTTTAAGGTCAAGGTCACGAGATTTAAGTTGTGCATCAACTTGTGCTTTAGCCATTTGAGCTTGGTTTTTCTCTTGTTCAACCTGAATGCGCTGTGCTTCCATCTGAACCATTTGTTGTTCTGGTGAAGCCATACCACCTTGTGCAATCTGTTGTTGCATTTGTAGTAACTTCTGAGCAGCTTCTGCTTGAACCATTGCTTCTGGTTCTGGTACGGAGGCCAGCTGTTGTTGTATTTGTTGTGCCATTGCTGGGTTCTGAGCAATCTGTTGTCCAGCTTGTTGCGACAAACCAGCTAACTGTTCTTCATAACGAATCAAAGTGTGTTCAGAAATATTAGCTTGAAGAGCAGCAGAAATACGAGGCATTGCAGGGTTTTGTTTATTTGATGGGTCTTGTAAGAAGGCCATCTTAACTGCAATGTGTGCATCGTGGTTCTGACCCTTGAATGCTTTAATTGGTTTACCTTTACCTGCAGTCATAATGTCAGCCATTGGGTCTTGTGGTTGTACCTCATCTTTAATTGGCATCAACTTATCGACATCAGGTACATTGGCTGTCGTAAGAAGCATTCTATTAATGGCTTCCATATCAAACATACCAGGTTCTGATTGTTGTGCAATTTGCTGAACCATTTGAATCAACATCATACGCTGTGCGTTAGATGGAATGTTAGGGTCAGACACTGGAATAATATCTACCTTACCATCAAAGTCCATCTTAAAAATCTTTTCAGAAATTCCTGGAAGGTCGTATGGATATTCTTCATCCAGATACTCGTAATCAATACGAGCTAGAATTTTAAATTCATCGCCTTGTGCTTTATGTAGGCGCTTGTGAATGGCAGAGAAAAACTTACTTGAAGCTTCTAGTAGTGCCATGGTTGTACCTACTGGCCCATAGCCCCCGCTGTCTGCAATTACTTGTTCGGTGCTGTCGGCAAACTTCTGACCTGCTCCTGTAACATAACGTAACATTTCAAACAAAGTACCCGATGGTTCTTTGAATGGTAGTGGGATAATAGACTTGGACAAGTCCATGCCTGTTGCTTCTACTTCTTTAAACTCACCAGGTGCAATGGGGTCGTTATCGCCCACCATACGAACCCCTTTAGCTTTGAAGCCACCAGGAAGGTTAGCAAACTGACCTGCGTCAAGAAGACTCCGCATAGCTGCAGTGGCCGACATTGTGAGGTTGCCCAAGAAATGAATAAGCCCCAGACCATAAAAGCCAAAACCAGGAACGTATCTGTAATGTGTGAAGTGCATCTTTTTAACATACTTGTCATCGTCCTCT